CTGGTAAAGCCTTTCACCTGCTGGGGCGTCAGCAACCCCTCTTCGGCCGCCTCATCCACCACCTTGCGCACCTGACTGGCGTCTAGTGTTTCGTCCAAAAAACTGCGGCTGGAATTATAAACCTCATCGACCCGGCCCAGCGGGGCCTGAAATGTTTCCGGCAACAGCTTGCCGCCACTGGCTTTTATTTCCTGTTCAGTAAACCCCAGCTCTCGCTGCAGTTTTTGCCCCAGGGTTTTCTGCCGGTTAATCTTAAACAGATCGGTGGCCACCCGCAGCCCTGGAATAGCGCCAACGCCGGCCTCAACCGCCCGCATCGTACCGGCAAACGGGCCGGGCACAATATCGCTGGGCATTTTAACAAAGCCCTGCTCGGTACGGAACATCGAACCACCTGACTGGCCGACCCGCTCGCCCATGGTGCCCCGCTTTAGCAGCGCACGCGCGCCGCCCTTGGCAATGGCCGCTACTCCTGCCACGTCCGGCCCCAGGTAGCCCGCCATACTGGCAGCGGGGCTGACTGCATCCATGGCCGCGGGCGCTTCAATAGCCCCAAAAGTGACGGATTCCAGCATGTTGGCCAGAAATGCACCAGTGCCACCCATGGCGGCTGCTTGTTCCAGTTCGGGCGTGTTGACCACCCAGCCGTCCGCGGTCAGAATCGTTTCCGAGCCGTCCGGCTGCACCGCTATTTGTCCGAGTTTGGCCATTAGCGCCGGGGCAGAATGTTCTCTAACAGACCGCTCACGTTCTCAACGCCTGCGGCTATCTCACCACCCACGCCCTCGAATGGACTCCTGAGTGTGAACCCTTCCGCGTCGCGTATCGTGGCCCCTTCCGGCACCTGGAACTTATACATCTCAGGGTTGGGCTGGGCGGCCTGGTTTAATAGACCAATGGTTTTTTCATCCATACCCACGCTTAGCAATTTCTGGTTGCGTTGTTGCGCCTCATTAATGAATTTCAGTTTTTCAATGGTACGGGCGTCGCGGGTGGTCAGCCCCTTGATAAACCCACCGGGGTCACCCAGGAAGTCTTTAATCGCTACCCGCTCGGACTCACGCAACACCGAGTCTTTGGACTCGCTCATGGTCTGCACCGTGCGGTACATGCTGTACACAGCTGCATCAACCCGACCGCGCACCTTCGGCATGACGGCCAGCTGAGCGGGTGTGGTCTGGTCAATAACATCCATTAAAAATCTGGTGTTATCGATACCATTCTGGAACTGCATGGCCTTGTCGCGCATGGGTAAAAATTCCGTCACCGATAGATTAGAACCGTAGCGCCCGCCCGCCCGTTCAAGCTGCTGAAACTGGGCCTCCTGCTGCGCTTGCTGGACCTTCACTAGCCCCTGCTCGTACAGTTGCTGAGCCTGGGGATTAAACCGCCGGTCGCCTGCCGTAGCGGCCAGTTGCCCTTGTCGATTGACTAAATCCTCTTTACTGGTGGCGGCTGCCAAATACTGGTCAGCACCACCGAGCGCACCGGTGGATTTGTCATAGCCACTGCCGCCGATACCTGCAATCAAGTCCTGCTGGGCTGCCGGCAAGTCCCGTTGCATACCGGCGGCACGTTCGACTCCCTGGTTGGCTATGCCGCGCTCATACAGTTCGTCGTACTTGGCCCGAGCCTGTGCGACGCCTTTACGGCCGCGTTTGGTGCCACCGTACGCTTCGTCGGTGGCCTCCTGAGCCATATCCAGCGCAGACAATGCACCACCTGCCTGCAGGCCGCGCTCTAAGAATTTATGGCGTGCCATTATTTACCCCCACCACCGCCCTTACTGCCGCCCATACCGCCGCCAGTCTTGAAATTCCAGGCGCTTGATTCAGACTCGCCCACCACCGCAGGCCCGCCAATAATACCGGCGAGGCCCTGATACGGCATCATGGGAGCCATACCCAGCCCCATTAAACCTTGCATTTGTGACAAGCCACCGATTAACCCTTGCGACAACAGCCCACCGCCGGCAACACTTGCCTGCAGTGAGCGGTTGGCGTCCTGAGTCATAATATCGGTGACGCCGGAACCGAATGCCCGGGTAGCCTCCTCACCGACGATACCCTTACCGACGGACGTACGGCTGCCGAACTGTCCCGCGCTGATACCGCCTTGTTCGACGTTGCCCATTTGTCGCTCTGCAAACTGATTGATGTAGCCGCCCAGGTCACCTATCTGGCGCTGCATTAATTCCTCATTGCCGCCGGCCTGCTGACTTAAGGCTGACAGGAAATCATTGCTGCCCAGCTGGGTCATAAAATCCATGCCCTGACCCATCAGCCCGGACATGCCTTGTATATTCTGTTGGGCAGCGCCCACCTGTCTGCCCGCGCCACTCCATAAATCAGTCAAAAACCCCAGCTGCGTGGGGTCTATGTACTGGCTGGAACTGGCGCTGCTTTTGCCGCCACCGATAAAGCCACTCATTTAGATCACCTCGGCCCGCATGTAATAGTCTTGAATTTTCCAGCCGGCGCGCTTCAATACCTTGGCAGCACCCGGGCGTGACTTGCTGGTGATGTATTTAACATTTGCATCGCGGGCATAGCTGTATATTTGTTCCAGCGCCTCGTTGAGCCAGTCCTTCATGCCGCTGCCCGACCACGACTCAACGTGCAGAGTATCGGGATTGACATATATCAAACAGATACAACCCAGCTTTCCCGAGTCGTATTTAACCACCATGACAAACGCCTGTTTGTTAAGTATGTCGACCAGGTAATGGCCGGTGGTCTGCCGGCTGTTTAATGTGCGCGCCTTGGCTTTGGCCAGCTCTGGCTCTACCCAGTGCCACTCATCGAGTATATTGCCGGTGATGGTGTAAATGTTCACGTCCTAACCTCATGTACTTCGCTAATTCGGAACAGCATAAATATACCATTTTGTATATTAAACGCCGCGAGCTGATCGGAAATCACCGAAATTTGAGCCTCCTGACCCGGGGTGATTTCAACCATGCCGCCAAATACCATGGTAATTGCGTCCTGCTGCACGCCGGTTTGCCACTCACCGAATACGTTAGTCAGTACCCCGTCAAGCTGCAGGGTCATGCGGTACAGAATGAGCTGGGCCACACCGACGCTGAACTGAGCAAAAACAAAGTAAACGCCTGACTCCAGCGGGGTAATGAAATCCAGTGTCGGTGGGTTGGATTCCATGCGGTTGGGTACCGCCGGCGTTACGTCATCAAACTCAAAAATAATCCGTGGCGCCGGTGTGGTGTTGCCAATATTGGGTACCGTCACCAGCAGCCCGCCATAGGCTGCGGCCACACTTGCGCCGCGTATGCTGACCGCGATGCGCTGCAGTTCATCGGCCAGGAACCGTTGCACCTCGGCAACGTCATCGCCCTGGGGCACCAGGTTGGGAATATACGGCTCAATATATTCCGTCACCCGAATTTCCCGCCAAGCTGTAATTCAACGTCAAAACCATCAAGCTGAAACGGTTGCCCGCCCTCGCTGCTAAACTCGAACGACAGGAATCGGCCATTACTGAAGGTATCAACGTATTCATCCTCGTCAGGTCGGAAATCCACCGCCGGTGACCATATCGGGGCATCGTTGGCGGTACGCGCACCCGCCACTCGAACGCGCAACAATACATCGCTGCTGGCGGTAACTCGCGGCCAGATACGACTGACCAGCTTGTATATTTCCGGCTTGCCAAAGTCGTAGTCATCCTTGCGGATAATGCAGCTGATCGGCGCGCCATTCTGGTCTATAGCACCGTCGAGAAAAAACAGCTGTGCAGCAGAGGCATCACTTACCACCATTCCGTCCTGGCTGGCGTTAAAAAATGTCTGGTTCCAAATCGTGGTGTCCTGGGCCCAGGTTTCCAGATCGTCCTCCCACGCCTCACTGCTGCCGGTTTCGGTAACAATGCCGGACGTTATGTGATTGGCGCTACCTATCTGGCGCGCGCCGATGCTGTCAGTGTTGACCGTGTAAGTGACTGCCACCGCAGGCACGTCTGCCCCTTGAGGTGCAAAACAGAACAGCACCTCCTGGTTGGCGCGGTCTATGGCCACATAACTGAACGGCCATGCCGTGTCACTAATCTGACTAAATATCTCGTTCTTGGCGCGCCCTTGCAGCAGCGACTGTAACGACTGCCCGTCGTGTACATACGCATCGCCGTCGGTAATGACGTACGCCTTGCCCTCGTACTCATCAACACAATTGCGCGCGAGTATGCCGCTAGTAGCGAACAACAACCGGAAAGCAAACACAAACGTACCGCCCACAAAATTAGCCACGTAGGTGGCATTGCGTTTATAAATTACGAACGACGCGCGCAGCGTGCCACCATCGATAACCGGGTTGGGCGTGTCGGCCAATATGGTACTGCCGGCATCATTCGACGGACTGGCAAGCCATGTTGCCGGCACGTTGCCCGGAGCTGCACTGTCTGACCATAATATCTGGTCGCTAAAATCAGCGCCGTTGTCGAGTATGTTCATGGCGAATAAATGAAATTTATGGGTACGCAATGCCCCGCAGGTAACACCGGACGGCCAGCCTGGTAGCGGCAGCATTTGATTGGTGGTCCAGTCCAGGTACCAGGGTACATTCTGAGAATTTGCGAGGTTCATTACAACAATGCCGTTCAAGATTCCGCCGGTCCATTGATTAGTCTCAATGGATGCGTTGAATACCGTCGGCGTAATGTCCAGCCACACAGCCGTATCGGTGCGGAAAATGCCCGTCTCGCAGCCGACTATCCAATAGTTAATGCCGGCGCGGGTGATGTTGATCGACCACTGCGGCGGGCTGGGTACGGGCGGGAAAAGCTCAGACCAGCCGTTACTGCGTATTGCAAAACCATTGCGAAACTGCACGTTGTTGGTAGCGGTCCACTCGCTCGGCTTGGTTTCAGCTGGCGGTATATCCCGGTTGACCGTGTTAAGCCGCATTTCTATTAACTCGGGCATTACGCGCCCTCAATCAGGATTTGCACCGCCGAATCGACACCTGGGTTAAAGCCAGTCTCAACCACATTAATCCAGACCTCCTGGTTTGTTACCAGCAAAACAGAGCATGACCCCGAACCCAGCGTGTTCTGTGGCCCTCTGGCCCGCAGTACGCCACCAGGCTGATTAGTAGGTATGATTGCACCCGCCCCGTCGCCGTTTACAGATACTGCTATCCATACAGGCTGGGTCTGCGGGGTATCGGTAGATATAGAAAAATCAACCCGGCAATCAGTCAGGGCGACGATAGAAAAGGCATCACCGCTGCTATTGATTACTGTAGCGAGCCCGGAGCCGGTAATGGTGTCAATTTCCGAGGTGCCGCCCAGTAGCACGCGTTGGTTGTTTACAGTGCCGACGCCTAAAAAGTTATAGTGCAGATACTCGAACACGGCACCACCGGGCACCCATAAGCCACCCTGAAATATCAGCCCATCACCTTCGGTCGGTGCGGTGCTGGTTGTGTCCACATCGGCCAGATCATCGATGACAGAAGCGCCTGCTTCCATCAGATCGTCAGCAGTGCCGGTATATTGCCCGGTAAATCCGGGCGTAAAGCTGCCCGAGCCGCTGGTGCCGTCGCCTACCAACCCTTTTTTAAGGTTGCGAATATGGTCGTCGCCCTCTGACTTTGGGTCGGTAGGCGTCGGGTTGTCAATGTTGAAATCCGGCAAAAAATTGACTGTCTCCAGGCCCATATCAACCCACTCCTATGCTCGGCGCTTCGCCGTGTCGTGTATGTTTACTGTCCAGGTTGACGCGCTGAATATCGAGAACCGCTTGCGCTTCCATACGTGTCTCAAAGTCTTTATCGCGAGTGAACCGCCCGCCTTCGGCCAGCGCACCGTATAAAAATAAGTACGGGTAGCGGTCGAGCATGTCATTTTCAGGCGCGCTATCAGACAAGGTATCAAGCCGCTTAAAATACAACAGGTCAAAATCAACGTCGTCCTGAGGCGCGGCTATCTCAACAGACAGCCCTTGAATGCTGTACACCGTTGACCATACCCCTGTTCGGCGCTGAGTTAACTGGTGACGCCCCACTGCCCGCAGTGCAATATGCCGGTTATTAGTACGGGTGTAACTTAACTCGCGGGTATCCACATAACCTGCGGGCAGTGTGGCAATACCATCGATGGTCTGTATCGTGGTGCTGTCAATCATTTCAGGCGCGCGTACCTCGCGGTAGATACGCTGCTCGGCCAGTTCAATAAAACCTGTTATCTCGGACGTTAAGTCACTGCGATGCAGGTAGTCGGCCACCAGGGTCTGCAGCTCGGCATAGGTCATGGCGTGGTATCCAAAAAGGTGCCGCCGGTTACAATACCAGCCGCTGCCAAGCCGTTATTGCTGCCGCCGTTTAAGCCACTGCCAGGCGTCGGGCCTACTGCACCGCCGGTATTGGCAGTTATATCGCCGCCAAAATAGATGCTTGGTATGCTGCCAGTCGGGCCTTCGCCCCGGTCGCCCAGCTTGGTGGGCTCGCCGTTATCGTAGAACGCGTCAATGCCGCCACCGGATAAGTCAAAGAAAGCATTGTTCCACCATACGTCAGCAAAAGCGCCCGAATAAAATGACGAACTGTCGCCGCGTGCGAACAGGTTAGCCCGCGTCGACGGAAATATAGTGCCTGCGGTGTCGACGCCGGGTACGCTCACATCGATACCGTCTATAAAACATTGTGCCAGCCCGCCGACTTCCAGCGATATGGCTACATGGATTATTTCGGCCTGCTTAACTGTAATACTTGAATCAACCGACCGAATAATGTTGTTGCCAACGTCGTATATGTCGCTGCGCATAATGTCAGAGCTGAGTTTTTGTACGTCATTGCGCAAAAATGTACTCGCCCCCAGGCTACCGTTCCAGAGAACAAACCCTGTTCCGTTGGTTGTGCTAGGACGTAACCAGCCTGAATAGCACCACCCTGCTGTGATCGTGCTAGCGTCGGTAGCCGACCACAGCACGTCACCAGCGGTGGCCATTATATTGAGCGATTGCGAGAACCGGTCGACACGTTTCGGCAACATTAACCCACTGCCACCGGCCTTAGACAGCCGGTTGGCTGCAATCTGGCCGCGTATGCTGGCGAATTTCATCCGGTCACCCGGTACGGTCTACTCTCACTGCTGGCAATGTATTTTTTCCATGCGCGGGTGCTGATACCGCTATCAGGGCTGCCCAGGTCGGGATTCTTACGTATCAGCATGTGGTATTCAAACTCAGGCAGACTCAGCGACCAGTGCAGGTCAGGCCGCTGAGTAACCAGGTTTTCATTCCTGATCAGTTCATTCTGTTCGAGTATTCGGTCACTGTTGGGGTCGGACGTTTCGGTGGTCAAAATAGTACCCGTCACGGACGTACGTTTCCGCAGCCCTGACGGGAGTATTTTATCCGTTTCATACACGACTTATACGACCATAGGCACGGATTTATCTATATCAACAACCAACCCGCACTGCGGCCAAGCGTCAACTTCAAAACCACCTTTCCATACCAGCTGCCTGTTATCGGCAGTACCAGTCTTAGCAAGGTTGTTTACCCGAGTGCCCTGGAAATCCACCTTGCGGATATTCATTGGGTCCAGTACATACACCGTATCGCTGGAATCATTCACATCGGTTTGCTGAATGTTGCGATTAGGAACAATCCGCAAAATGGCGAAATCAGATACCCATACATTAACTCGGCCCTGTGCGGAAGCGCCGCCTCGACCGTCCTGGGGAATCTTACTTTCCAGCGTACCGATACGCGCACCACTGGTGAAAAAGAATTCACTCATGGTACGCACTAACGTACTGATCGCCATTAAAACAGAAGCATTTCCACCGGAGTCATATATAGCCTGACTGACATCCTTTAGTGCCGTTTCAGTCAACGCGCCAGGGTCAGTAGCGGCATAAGTACGGCCGGGCACAATGTTGCCGGTTTTATTCGGCCAGCCGCCGTCTGTAGACGGTGTAGTGTCTGCCACTGACTGAATAACACCGGTCAAGGTAGGTGCGAGTATTTCCTCATTGTTTAACCACGCCACCAGTCCGGCACTAACGCCTGCAATGGTATCGGTGCCCAATATAGAGCCGTTATTGCTCGCGTACTGCGCCTCACAATCTCGATACAGTTCAATGCCCCGTTCCTGTATTTGCAGCGCCAGCTCATTGGCTCGCGCGATGGTGTCAGCACCCTGGGCCATTTCCGACACTCGCAATACTTTGTCGAGTATCTGTACGTGGTTGCCCACTCGTATGCCGGTGCGGCTGTCGTCAGTAAGTGCGTCGGCACCGTCAACACGCTGGTTATCCAGTATCGGGTCAGCGTAGTCGCGAGTGGTCCACTCATAAAACTTATTGCCAACCGAGCGACTGCCCGACATTGCCAGCAACGGATTATCCCACTCGTCGACGCGGATTAACTGCTGCAGAACGTCCTCATTTACTTCACCGTTCAAATCGACTGAGGACAAGTCAAAGTGGTCTAAGTTTGCGGTACTCATTATTTTTTCATCCCGTGCAAAAGTGTCAATGTTGCCGCTTCACGACGGGTTATTTTGCCGGCCTTTTCATCGGCTGCAATCTGTTTTAACCCCTCGGTCTGCGTACCTGTGCGGCGTTTAGTCTGCGCTTTACCCTCGCGTTTTTCCTTGGCCGGTATGTCCGACACCAGGGCTTTAAGCTGGGCAAAATCACGCAAAATTTTCACGGTTCGGTGGTCGGCAATAGCACCGATTTCCGACTCGCTGTAACCATAACCGCGCATTAGATCGGCAATGCCCTGCTGCTCAGCGGTGGCCGTCGCTGGGTTTGACCAGTCCGGCAACGCTTGCAGCAAAAACCCACGCTCACGGTGCAAATAGTCTGCCTGTTGCGCCCGTAACCGCTCCACCATTTCTGGCGAGCGAGCATTCTCGGGCAGCATATCCAACAGGCTTTGCGCATCGCGTAGCGTCTGCAGGACTTGGTTTTCCTTGTCCTGCAATGCTGACGTTTGCGCGGCCTTGTTCGCCGCTAGCTCGTTAACAGACTCGACCGCATCAACAGCCGCGCCCAGCGTTATAGCCTCCTGGCCAGTTGCTGCGGGCAGCTTGATCGCGTAAAGCTGTTTACGAGTTAATCCTGATTTCTCAACCAGGGTATCCCAATCCGACTCACCCGATTCCTCAACCGCAGGCGGGACTGTATTTAGCAAGCCATCCTCATGGCCCGTATTGACACCCGTTGTTTCCGGTTCCTCAACCGGCGTTGCAGCGGGTATAGCTTCCGATTCCTCAACCGGGGACGACATAACACCTAGAAGTGTCTGTGCCCCTTCACTCAGGCTCTCGCCCATCATTATTCCACCTTGTAATTAACACGTTAAAGTCATCAAGTAAAGCCAGCTGGTGCCCGATAACAACACGCCCAGGCGCATCGGCCTCACGCCAGCGCCTGAACAGCACTTCAGTAAGCGCCGTGCGTATTTCCGTCCGACCCTTTGTCAGCAGTTCCGACAGCCGCTGCCGCTCTCGCGCTGTCAATGGCGGCATGGGTTTGTTTTGATTCCTCAATCTCGAATTCCTTTAGCAGTTTTAACCGGTCGGTCTGGTTGTCAAAATCATCATCCTGCTTGTCGTACTCAACCTTTTTGTCATCAATATCAACCTTACGAGTTTCAAGCGCGGCCATGAACTGCTGTACCTGGCTCTGCTCCTGGCTCTGCTGCTCGCCCTGCTGAGCCTTGCCTTGCTGGGCCTGCTTGCTCTGCGGTGATTCGGGGTCAATCCAGTAGCTGTCTATGCTGTCCAGGCCCTGAGCCTTGCCCAAATCCAGCAACAGCCTATGCACAGTGTTCAGGTCAGCTATGACGCCAGCGCCACCGCTTTGAATGAGTGTGAGCTGCATTTGCAACATACCCTGCAAGGCGCCGACGCGTTTGGACCGTTCGGCCGGCGATACGCCCACCTTGACGTTTACGCGGTCACGCACTTTCCAGTCTGCCGGGCTGACCTCAGACCATACGCCATTAACCTTAATGGGTATGGTACCTTTCCACTGGCGCCTCAATGTCTCATGTATCAGCAGATAGGTATTGCGGATAAGGGTTTCACTGAGCGTGCGCGCTATCTTACTGGCCATTAACTCGCGGCTGTTCAGCTGCACCTGGGCAGACACACCACTGATATTTTCCATCACCTGGGCCTCGGGCTGCATGACATCCATGCTGGCGCCGGTACGTTCTGCCCGCTGCGCGTCCATATAATCAAGCATTGACATAGCTGAGCTGGCTACATCCATAGGTTGCTCGGACATAATCACCTCGCCCGGGTTGGCGGTGGTGCGTACCATGCCGCCTATGCGTGACGACAACAGGTCATCGATGTTGACAAAATCCTCATTAACGTACTTGCGCGGATTGAGTGCCAGCTCGTTACCGTCTATCCACTGACGGATGGCGCGAGACTTGGTAAATATGATACTTTTCAGTTTGTGGTACAGGCTCTGACCGTACCAGCGGCCCGGGTAGATAAATCCAGTACCGGTAGCCACCGGTATAAAGTCGGCCGGCTCACGCAGCACCACCACGGAACTGTCGTCGCAATACAGCACCCGCTCCATGTGGCTGATACCGCTCTTACCGTCGTCAGTAATACGCAGCCAGCACTCGAAAATCTCAATAATATCCCGGTCGCGGGTGGCTGCATCACTGGGATTTTGCACGCCGGATATATACCGGTCAATCTGGTCTATCTCACGGTCCAGTCCGTGCGCTTCCAGGTTACGCACCTTGCTGTTCGGTATGCCCAGCTCTAATAGATCGCTGCGGGTCATGCGCCGGCGGATAGAGAACCAGCTTGTCTTTTCATACGTCAGCCGGTCCTGGTTGGGGTCCACGTACA